GTGCTACTTCAGTTAATGTTGGTTTTATCTGAGATATCTTTTTCGGAAATGGTCTAGGCACTCTAAATACTCTTAGGTGATTGTTTAGTTATTTAGATGTCATATAAGGGAAAATATAAACCCTCTTATCCAAAGAAATACAAGGGTGATCCAACCAATATTATATACCGCTCTCTTTGGGAACGCAAGTTCATGGTTTACTGTGATAAAAACGAAAATATATTAGAATGGCAGTCTGAAGAGTTCTGTATTCCATATCGTTCTCCTATTGATAATAAGATCCACAGGTATTTTCCAGACTTCTTTATCAAATACAAAGACATCAACGGTAGAGTTAGATCATCATTGATTGAAGTTAAACCACTTCGACAGTGCTCTCCTCCACCCAAACCAAAGAGGCAGACTAAAAAGTATCTGAGTGAAGCATATGAATATGCTAAGAATCAGGCAAAGTGGGAAGCAGCAAGAGAGTTCTGTAGAGATAGGATGTGGGAGTTCAAAGTAATGACGGAGAAAGAACTGGGTATCAACTAATGGCGAAACGACCAACAGATACAGATACTAATGTAAACAGAATCCGTTCTGTTGTCGATAATATGACGGGTCTAGCAGATCCAGACGATAGAATGGTTGAAGTCCTTGAACTATTGACCCCAACTCCAGTTAGATCTGTTCAACCTGGTAAGTTGTATCTGTTCATCTATAACGCCAAAACCCCAAACATCACATTCGATCAAAATCCTTTCATAGCAGTCACAGATGTATTTCAGTGGGGATTTCGTGGATTCAGTGCTCACTGGAGAGAACCAAGACAATATACGTGGAATGAAGTGGGAACTGATGTATATGAAGTCTATCGCTCTGAAGTAAATGATATACTTAGACTGTCACTTATGAATAAGCGTCTAAATAACTAAAAAACTAGTCGGATGCTAGATTATAACTTAAATCTTAAATCAAATTTTGATGCTAAGTCTGCCTTTAAGTTGGGTAGTGATTTGGCTAAGAAAGGTGAAAATCTTTTAGATCCTAAGATGCCTAGGATTCTTAGGTATCCTCTTGCTGCGATTGATAAGTCGCAGGATATGCTGCTGATTAGAATATACAATCAAGTTAATAATCCAATAGGTATTGATCAAGTCACCGAAACTGTGGGTTCGGGAAATGATAAGAAAGTAGAATTCAAAAAGTTAACATCCAAAACTTCTCAATTTAACAGTGAAGGTTCTCAGAAACAATTAGAAGAAAATGCGAGATATATCTACTTACCAATTCCACAGCAAGTAACAGACTCACTCACTGTTGGATATGCCGAAGATACTTTGAATCCACTTCAAGCTATTGGACTGTCTCTGACTACAGACACAATAAGAGAAGGTCCAGGTGCTGCAGCAAAAAAAATTGCTGAAATGATTAAAGATGCAAGATCTGGTATAAGTCAATCTAATATAAATGCTCTTGAAACGGTTCTTGGTGGGCAGGCAATTAATCAACTTGGTGCTAACGTCAGTCCACAATCACTGATTACTCGTTCTTCTGGTCAGATTCTTCAATCTAACTTAGAACTTCTCTTCAGTAATGTAACTCTTAGAACATTTCCATTTGTTTTTGATTTTACTCCAAGAGATCCTCAAGAAGCACAGATTGTAAAAGATATAATCAGAACAATCAAGAGGGCAACAGTTGCTAAGAGAGGTAATGGACTGTTCATCAACTCTCCAGATTTATTCCAGTTCCAATATATTGCTAATGGAAATCAAGATCATCCGTTCTTGAATAAATTCAAAGTTGGTGTCCTTGAAAACATTTCTATTGATTATACAGCATCTGGAACTTATTCTACTTACAGTGATAAGACACCAGTTCATATTAGAATGTCTCTCACTATGAAAGAGATCAATCCAGTTTACGCTGAGGATTACGACGACGAACCAACAGGAGTAGGATTCTGATGAGTTATTTTAGAGAACTACCTGATATTTTATATCAGTCAAATTTACTACACAAAGTTTCTTCTCAAGAATATATTCGAATCAAGAATATCTTCCGTAGAGTAAAGATTCAAGATTGGATCGCAGAGAACACAAACTTTTTTAATAAGTATACTATCCGTGATGGTGAAAGACCCGATACCATGGCGGAGAGATTATATGGTTCTTCAGATCGTGATTGGATTATTATATTAACTGCTGGCATCACAAATATTAGAAACGATTGGCCACTAGGAAATTATGATTTATATCGTTATGTTGAAGCAAAGTATGGTACAGATCTGAATGCTGTCCACCATTATGAAACAATCGAAGTAAAAGATAATCTAGGAAGATTAATTTTACCTGGTGGTCAAAGAGTTGATCAAAACTTTACGATTAAAACTCCTTTCGATGCTTCTGCAACCAAGTTTTATATCACCAATCCAGATCTTGGTGGTGGGGGTGGAACTCCTCCGGATTATGATCAAAATCCGCCTTTCCTTGGTCATGGATCAACAAAATACATGGGTGTTAATCAGGAAATAAGTCCTGTAACTGGTGTTTCCAACTATGAATATGAAACACGACTAAATGAAAGTAAAAGAGAAATTGAAGTGATGAAACCTTCATACCTTCAACAGTTTCTTAATGATATGAGAGAATTGATGAACTATAAAGAAAGTTCCCAGACAGTCAATAGTAAACTACTGACCACTGAGAACACTAGACTTATTGGACCATAAGAGTTCTAGACTCTTATCAAAAATCATAACATATCGGTGTTTGCGAGATCTGTCTCTCCATTCACCTTCGGAGTCACCAATCTTTCCTCTTGAGTGTTTGGTACCGTCTGAAAAGAAGAAATCTTTTTTTGCATCTGATAGACCACAATACTTAAAGTTACAAGCGCGATAGATTGTGCCACCATGATGCTCGCTATCAGCGTATGAAATGATTGCCCTGACTTTTGTTTCTTTTCTAAGTCTTTTAATCGCCCTGCTAACAAACCAAGAAGTAATGTTGTACTCTTCTTGCTGAGTATCAGGATGGATGCAAAGTCGTGAAAGTTCAAATAACCCTTCTTGCTCATTCCTCTCTAAACCAAATGCTCCTTTTGCTATTTCAGGAACAGGGAGACCTGTAAAAATACAGACTCCCTGGATGCCTCCAATATTCAGAGGACAGAATTCATTGTTTTTATAAAGACCGTAATTATAACCAGATTTAAAAGTTTTAGATATATCCTTTAAATAATGAAACCGCAGAAGTAACTCTGCGGCTTCACTCTTATTTACGCGGTCAATGTGGTAATCAGATTTCACTTGAATAAGAGATTAAAATATGCCGCCACTACTAATAGAGTGAGGCAGATCTGATTGTACTTCACTCTTCAGCAAGTTTTGCGAAGTAAGACAGTGCATCGTCATCATCGCTAGAAGAATTAGATGGAAGAATATCATCTGCGTTGAAGTCACCAGGGGTAGAAGTTACTGCAGGTGCAGTACCACGGTTAGAAGCGCGGAAATCTTCCTCTGCTTCAACGGTTTCCTGGTCTTGGAAACGAGGAGTGCCCTTGTTACCAAGTACATAGTCCAGACGAGTCTTCAGTGCGTCATAGTCTTTGAACTGATCGGCAGCAACAAATTCTTGGAGAGAAGATTGCTTCTTCCAGATTGCTTCCATTGCGTCATCGTCGTCCAAGAGTGCGCTTTGTGCAGCGAACTCAGAAGAATCGTAGTTACGATAACCTGCAACGTTCTTTGCCTTCAGTTTGAAGTTAGCACCCTGCCAGAAGTCAAAGGGATCAATTGCTTCCTCATCCTCAAACTCGGGTTGCATAGCAGCAGTGAGTTTGTCGAAGATCTTCTTGCCGTACTTGTACAGCATCACACGACCTTCATTCTGAGGGTTAGCAGGATCCTTCACAACATAGATGTTGCTGATGTAAGTCAGTTTACGCTTCTGCTTACGAGCAGCATCTTTACCTGCATCAGTGCCGTTGTTCCACAGCATGGAGTTGTACTCAGACACAGGATCTTTTTGACCCAGAGTAGTCAGAGAGTTCTCGATGTACCAACCACCAGGACCTTGGAAGGCATGGGAGTACAGTTTCACGAAGGGAAGATCTTCGCTATCGGGTGCAGGCAGGAAACGGATGACGGCATAACCATTGCCGCTCTTATCACACTCCAGTTTCCAGAAACGGTCGTCAGAAGAACCACCGTTGTTGTTCATCTTTTCGACTTCCTTGACCAGTTTTTGAGTCAGGGAGCCCAGCTTGGATTGCTTTTTAAGGTCTGCGAAAGACATTTGGATTACCTCGGATTGAGTTGGATTGTTTGGATTTGCTTGGATAGTATAACAAGAAAACCGTCAGGCGTCAACGTGTTTTTTGAGTGCCTCGATGGTTGCATTCATACTATTAAAAAGCATGGTCATGTCGGTTTCAGGGGGAAAACCCATCATTGCGACTGACTTGCGGAGATTCTCTTTCATTTCAACCGCTTTAGGGTCGTCTGAAAGAGATAACCTAGTATACATCACTCTTTGCTTTTCTAGCAAGTCCTGAAGTATTTCGATGTGCTCAAGTTTTTCTTCCTTAGGCATCATACCAAAACCAAAGAGAGATCCGTAGATCTTTTCTTGAAGGTTGTTAATTTCAGTTAGTTCCTCCTGAATAATTTCGGAGTCGAAAAAATCACTCATGCACCAGTTCCCGCAATATCTTTTTATATTTGAATACGTCAATATTTATGAAGGGACTATATTTTTTTAATTTGAGGCTGACGGTTTCCCACACAGGGTCAGTCAACTTCTTATCAAAGTTTTTTGAAAATCCCAAAACCTTGTCCCAGATTACAAAGTTTTCTAGTGAAAGTTTCCTTCCTAGATACGCTTTGAAGATTCTTGGATGACCCTTGGAACAGTCGAAGAGACTCTCCAATTCGTTCTCCGATAGTAATTCGTTGCTTTGTTCTTTGAACAAGTAGGTCGAACTCTGCCGTCGTTTCATCCACTCGGCGTATGTCCTTTCTCCAGAATTGATAATTTCTCCAATCCATAGGTTTTGTGGGTTTTCGGCGGCAGAAAAATTAGATACCAAAAAATCAACGACCTCTTCATCAGAGTATTTGCGAGAGGTCTTCTCGAACCAGTACTTGTCTTTCCTCTTATTAAAGGAGGTTACACTAGCACGGGTTTTTGCTCCG